CCATTAAATTATAACTCTATATAAATCAAGTACTCTCTTTATGTGGTCTGGAAAATCTGTATTGTCCCTGACTCCTGAAGTACCTTGATTCTGTAGCGTAGCTCCTGCTATTGTTCTTCTTTCTTTATGTTCGTCTTTGAGATAGTAAGTAACTAAATCAAATAATGCTAATTTTAAATCTGCGGGTGTTGCTGAGTATCCTGCTGTGTATTCTATTTGTACACTTCCAACACCACTTGCCCAGTATTTTTCGCCTCCAGAATTCGTTGTACGAATAATTGAGTCGCTGGCTGTATCTACGTAATATTCATAATTACCTGTAGTTAGAGTTTGGTAAGTTTCTCCGTATCCTGTTCTTTCTTTTACAGAATTTACGGCTACCAATGGGCTCTCACTTACAATAATAGTACTTGTATATTTGTCCCTGATTGTAAAAGTTTCAGTTTTAGCTGAAGAATAGTGGTCAATAAATGATGTACCACAATACTTTTTTGCAAGGTCACTTACTTGTGGAACTATAATATCAAGGCGTTGATCTTCTTTCTGACCATTTATGCCTTCTGCATTTTTATATTCTCTTAATGTTATTAAATCTGCCATAATTAAAAAGTGGGAGTGTTAGGTACACTCCCTGAAACCGTTTCCTGTTAAGGGTTATCCTTACGAAGCTTTATACGCGTAAGCCCACTTCGATGTTGCACCGTCAATTAAGTCAGTGAAACCGATTCTTTGTGAAGCTACAAGTACTCTTCTTTGGTTAGCTACTTCGTAGTCAGACTCAACGGTTACACCTCTAAGTCTTGGCATTACGTAGTTTCTAGTATAAACAGCGACTGCGCCGTAGATACCAGCAGCTTTAGAAGCGAATTCGTCACATAATAGTACTCTTGAACCGAATACTTGACCAATTTCACCACTTAGCTTAGTAGCCATGTCACCAACTAAGTTAGCATCTTGGAATTCAGCATCTTCTAATAGGTTAAAGTATACATCTTGTGATACAATATAAACTACATCACTAGGATTAACACCATATTTACCCATATTCTTTCTCATACCTAATAGGTCAGCTGCTGTGACTACGTCACTTGCTGCGAAACCTGAAGCACCTGCTGAAGTTTCATGATTGTCTGAATCAGCTGCTGCTAATAGACCTTCAAATGCGCCTGAAGAGTAAACACCATTGTCGTGATTACCTGCTAGGATTGCATTCTCGATACCTCTTGCGTGTGATCTAACCATTGACTCTCTAATTAAAGGAAGAATTGGTAAGATTGCATCTTCTTCAGTCTCATTACCTAAGTAAGATGTTGAGATTAATTTAGATGTTGAGATAGTTCTTTCAGTTAAGTCTACTCCATTATAAGGAGCTCCTAAAGAGTCCCCTCTAGCATCTAAGTTACCTTTTGGTGAAGAACCTGAAGCAGCTTGGTTTCCAGTAAACTCAGCATAACCTGCATCTGGTAAGATTGGGATAATCATGTTTGCAGAAGTCATTGGGATTTCTCTAAATAGAGGAGCCAATACTAACTCATTTTGAATATCTCTTTCTATATTTGTTGAAACGATTTGCTCGAAATCAGCTGATGAAACTTCAACACCACTATGTGCGTTAACTTTTTCCATCAAAGATTTAGAAATATCAGTATTCCAGCCTTTTCCACTAGCTAAGCCAGCAAATTTTGCATCGATAATGTCGTTTTCAAATTCTTTTTTCCAGTCTCCAGAAGTACCTCTATCTGAGAAATGTCTTTTAGACTCTCTGATATTCATAATTTCTTCTGATTTTTCTGCTAGTTGTGATTCTAAAGACTTAACTACTTGCTCTAAGTTAGAGTAGTCTGCTTTGATTCTAGATTCAACATCACTCATAAGTTTCTCAGCGCCTGATAGCCCTGCTTGAACTATGGTTTTAGTTTTTTCCTGATCTGCTACTTCAGCAGCTTTTTGAACTTCAGCTTCGTCAGTTGCTTTTTGAGCAGCTTCTTCTGCAGCCTTCTGTTCAGCAGCTTTTTGTTCAGCTTGTTTCATTGCAATTTCAGCAGCTGTATCTGCAGCTACCTTTCTTGCAAACTCTTCAAGATTGAACTCTGAGTTGCTTTCAGGAGATTTATTTTCTTTTGACATATTTGTCTCCATGTTTTGGGATTCCTCCCGTCCTGGCTGCTCAACATTAACAGCGTCTGCTGATTCTGCTGGGTTAGCCTTATAAAAAGTTTGCTTATACTTATTGTATTCTTCCATACTATCAAATGATTTGCTTAATCCAAAAGTTGCCCCTTGGTTGCAAGGCACTGATACTACTGAAACTTCAAAAAGCTCCGCGTCCTTTATCTTGTATCCGTCGGTTTCAGTCATATAATCAGCATCCTTGACTTTGAAACCAACAGAAAAAGCTCCAAGGACACCGTCTTTAATTAATTGAGTTACTTCTCCAGCAGCTTTAGATATCTTTGCAGATATTTCTAAACCGTTGTCTGTAACTTTTAAATCTTTTGCACGACCAATAGGCCTGTCATAGTTGTGATTAAATAAAATGATTGGATTATTTTTAAAATTTTCTAATCCACCTTTTGTCCATGCACCGCTTTCGATAATATCTCCAGCTCTGTCTAGTCCGCTTGTACTTGCTGAGCCTTTGATTTCTACTCCGCCATCTTCTGATTCACCTAATGATTTAAAAGTGCTAGTCCAATGATAAATTTTATTTGACATCTTTCTTCTCCACTTTTTTAGCTGGTGCCTTTTTAACTGGCGCTTTTTTTACTTCTTTTTTAGGTGCTGGTGTTGGAGCTACCGCTACTGGGTATCTGTACTCTACAACACTTAGAACTCTATTCCAAGAGCCAAATGCTCTTCTAAGCATAAAGTCTTTAACTGGAACATCATTTCCGTGTGATTTGTATGTAGCTAAATCCATAGTCCCGCCATTTTTTGCGAAAAACTCGGAGGTTGCTTTTGCCATCATATCTTTTGTCATAATTATTCTTCCTCGCTTGGGGCAGCCTCTGCAGGTCTACCTCCTTGTTCTGGATTTACCGCAGAGCCCGCTATATTAGCAGGTACTCTTGGCTCATCAAATCCGTCTACAGGGTCTTTGCCTAACGCTTCTCTAGCTTCGTTGGCACTTAATATACCTGTATTTACTAAAGTTGCATAGTAGGCTGCTTGGTCTCTTAGTTCTGGTTGTAAGGCAGGAATTCCTGTTACATCTTCAGTTAGTTTGAAACCAAAAAATCTTTCTAGTGCATATCCTAATTTTTTAACTATAGGTAAGACAGTTTCTAAATAGTATAGTCTATGGTTAGGTCTTATGTTTGCGTTGTTGCCTCCATCCAATAAAATTGGTGGTATTCCCATAGCTTCTAAGATAATTCTTTCGTTTGATTTTATAGATTCTGCAAAATCTAACTCTTTAAAGTTTATCTTTGTTAGAGGGTCTACTTCTAAACCTCCGTCTAATATTAAAGGTCTTCTGCCTCCTGTATTAGGGTTATACCTCATACTCCATGCTTGCATCATTCTTTCTTTTACTTTTTCAGAAAGAGTATTTGGTGATTTTAAGACTAATCCTGGAACTGCTCCATTTTTAAAGAAGTTGTCTTGAAAATTTCTCATGCTACTAAGTAGTTGCATAGTTCTATAAGCTGGTTTTAGCCTTGGAACTCCCCTGTATATTGAATTGAAACTATTTTCTTTTATATGTATAATTTCATCAGGGCTGTAATCTATTGAGTTATCGTATGAATATCTTTCTACGTAAGTTTTGTCATCAGTATAAATTGTTACCTTATCAGCTGGTAAGTGATAGAGATGTGCTCCATCAAAGTAAATAAAGATGTTTCCATCTATTAATAAGTCAATTATAAGATTTCTTTTAAAAGAACTTATATCTTGAAAAGGATTAGGTTCAATATTTAGTAGTAAATTTACTTTTGATTTACGAATATTTTTAAGAACATTAGTAGTACCGACTAACTTCTCTCCTACTGCAAAAGGTATTTCAGAGACATCATCAACAATCATATTTACTGCTCGGTTAACAATTTCTAATTGTTCGTAAGCATTTCTATAATTTGTTACTATTTCTCGAGAGTCAACAGTCATACCCTCATTTCTGGATATTACATATTGTGCGGGATTAAGTTTCTCCTCATCTACTTGAGGAGTTCTGCCTAATAATCTATCATACCATGCCATATTTATCTCTCTGTTTCTCGACCCATCTTTTTTGTTTCTCTGCGTGTATCAACTTGGGTCTTTTACCATAAACTGAGTGTAGTTTCATATGGTGACTATGGCAGAGTGTTACTGTGTCGTCGTAAAGCTCCTTGTAATGTTCATCAATAAAGGCTTGTCGAATCTCTAGTATTTCTTGCTCGTTGTTAATTATTAATTTTTTCTTTTTTATCCAAGTTTCTAGTAGTTCTGTAAGCCCGTGATAGTGATGAAAATCTAACTGTTCAGTGCTTCCACAGATATAACAATCGCTTGATTTTTTATATTGTGATTTCGCTTTATCTCGTACGTATTTAACTAAATCTCTTTTGAAATTCATATTTCTACTCTTAATTAGAATTATACCAAAAACATACAGCAAATGTCAAGAACTGTTTTTTACAGGTCTTACTAAAACGTTGTGGCTGATGTTTCAAATGTATATAACGCATATCGCATAGCATCAGCCATATGGGATGCCATGTTATGCTTGGGTTTTTCTTTTAATAAATTAGGGTTAGGGTCCCATTGATATTGGTCTAATGATGATATGGCTTCCTTACATGATTGATTTACAATAAGGTCATCATTATCTACTATGCCTGCAACATGTCCTATACCATCGAGTACTGATTTTTTAGCATTTATAGTACTAATATCATAGTTTTGTGCAAAGTCATATCTCGTCTGTTGAGCTGCAGAGTCAATATAAATAAAATCAATATCCCATTTTTGAATTAATTTTTGTATGTTAAGTGCATGCTGTTCTGTTGTCTTTTCTGAGTCCATATACTCATCTATTAGATAGTATTTTCTTTCATCCCAGTCATATGCCATGACACAGAATGCTGTAGGATCTTTATATCCTACGTCAAGTCCTGCAAAGACATCCATATTACTTACATCTAACTGACTTAAATCTGCTAAACAAGCTTCATGATTAAATGCCCATACTTGACCTTCATATACATTGAAGTCTGCCA